AGTAGGAATTTTTATCCGACACAAGGAGTCTCCTTGAGTAGAAACATCGCGGTGGAAACGACTCCCGTAAATTACTTGAGTATAGCCTCTAACAATTAGTGTATCATGGGAAGAAATCCTAACCACCGGGTGCGAGCGGCTATGAAGGCGACAGGCAAGTCGCGTGCTCAGACGTACCGCGACCTAGCGGCCGCCAAGCCTGCGACGACGGCTCCGCTGATAAGGGCAAAAGGTGGCGGGCTGGACGTGGAGATCCAGAGGCTTGAGGATCTGGCGGCGAGCCTGGGTGAGTCGGCGAAGGACGATACACGGGCCGACCGCTCTGAGCTGATTAGTAACTACACAAAGTTGGTCGAGGCGTTGCGCAGAATGAAGGGCGACAGGCCGGACATTGATCAAGCGGAAGGGACAATGGTGCCGGTGGATGAGGCCGACAAGGTATTGGCGGCAAGGGATAACGCACTAATCCCGCTACTCAAAGGAATGGCCAAGCGGCTTGCCCCCATCTGCGCCAACAAGCCAGCGGCAGAGGTTGAGGCAGACGTCGAGAACGAGGTGGGCCAAATTATGCGGCAGGTCGAGGCCGCGCTGTGACAAAGGCGCAGACCGAGCTGCGACGCCGAGCACGACAGCGCTGGCACTACGAGAAGCCGCCAGGGGTGATTCAGTGGGCAGAGCGTAACATCCAACTCGATAGCCGGCTGACTGCTCGCCCCGGACTTTACAGCACGACCTGGACGCCATACGTGCGTGGCGTGCTGGAAGCACTAGCCGATCCCGGCGTTCACACCGTCACGCTTTGCTGGGGATCGCAAACAGGCAAGACGCTTACGCTGGCAGTGTGGTTAGCCTACCGAATTGCGAACGACCCAGCGCCAGCGCTGCTGGTTATGCCTAACGCAGACTTAGCCCGCTCTTATAGCGAGACGCGACTAACTCCGATATTTGAGAAGTGCAGGCCAGTAAAGCAACTATTCCCGCAGGACATGGACGACCTGAAGATACTCGAGATGCAGTTTGCGACCATGACGCTTTCTTTGGTTGGATCAAACAGCCCAGCCAATCTTTCCTCACGCCCGATTTGCTTAGCCGTTTTGGATGAGCTGGATTCTTTTGCTGCGCCATCTGAAAAAGATGCAGCCGCTTACTCGCTAGCCTTAGAGCGCACCAAGGCTTTTCCGCAACGTAAGCACGTGCTGACGAGCACGCCGACGCTGAACACTGGCGACATCTGGATCAACTATCAGGCGGGCAGCCAAGAAACTTACCACGTGCCGTGCCATTCCTGCGGCGAGTTTCAGGCGATGGAGTTTGGCCAGATCCGCTGGGACGAAACGGCAAGAGCCGAGGACGGCAAGTGGGATATGAAACGAGTGTCTGAAACAGCTGCTTACTACTGCTCCAAGTGCAACGCCAAGTGGACGGAAAGTCACCGACGCAAGGCGATCGAGCAGGGCAAATGGGTAGCCGCAAACAACAGCGCGGAAACAGGCAGGCGCTCTTTCCGCTTGCCGAGCTGGTACTCGCCGACGATTACCTTTGCGGATTGCGCAAAAAAGTTTCTCACAGAAAAGCATTACCTGCACGGATTGCAGGGGTGGGTGAACGGATGGAGTGCGATGCCGTGGGAAGATCAATTTGATGACGACGATTTAACAAACATACCGCCAGGTGCGTTTGGCAAGAAGCAGCTCTGGGAAACCGATCACATTAAACTAGCCGCAATCGATAGGCAGATCGACGAATTCTGGTTTGTCGTCAGAGCGTTTGCTAGGGATGGATCCAGCCGTTTGATTGAGGAAGGCAGACGCCGAACGATTGAGGATATTGCCCAATCTTTGCAAGAGCTTGGCGTAAAAAATATCCATACCTGCATTGACTCTGGCTACGAAACGCAAGACACCTACAGAATTGCAGCACGTTACGGCTGGGTAGCCATTAAGGGAGAGGAGCGGCAGTTTTTCTATATTGAAGGCGTGGGCGGTCGAATGAAAAGCGTGCACAGCTCCGACCAACCGACCGACGCAGGATGCCGCCTGCTCCTGTTAAGCTCTCCGTCGTGTCAGGATTTGCTTGCTTGGTTACGCCGAGGGCAGGGGCCGATGTGGGAAGTGGCGCACGATGTTAGCCCGGAATACCGGGAGCACATGGCAAGCCATCGCAAGGCTCATCGAATAAACCGCAAAACGGGCAAAGATCTTTATGAGTGGATTAGAATTAAAGGCAGGCAGGATCACTTATACGATTGCGAAACCTACCTAGCTGGGCTGGCGGTATGGGGTAAAGTAATTCAAGCCGAGGCAGCTATGGCCCCAGAGGCAAAGGCGTGATTGACACGATTAGAACGGAGTCGTGGATCGTGCTCTCCTTTTTTCTCTCTGGATTCAGGCGTCTAAAAACGCTCAGGCTCTTGTCCTTGCCTTGGAAGCAATCGCAGCTGGTCAAGCCACCGTCTTTCAAAACGGAGGCCGCACAATGATCTCCGCATCCGTTGCTGGCAAATCGTTTAGCTACCAAGTTACGTCAGGCATCACGCCCGTTGAAGTGGCAAAAGCGGCGCTAGACGGATGGCGTTTAATCCAGGGTAAGACCGACGCACAGGTTGCGGCAATCTTTACAGGCGATCAAAGCCTAGTGAGTTACCCCCGCTTTTTAGAAAAGCCATATTCAGTGAGCTACTAATATGGGCTTAGGTTCAAAAATTATTACGACATGGAGCCGCATGCTCCGTGCGGTCGGCCCGGATACTCGTAAGCGTCGGTTTGTCGAAGCACAGCTGGGCGACACTCGCTTGGACGTTAGCGCCGCATCACGGCAGGCAATCTCATCGCTCGCCCGCTGGCTTTGCTATAACGACCCCACCATTCGCGGCGCAATCGATACTATCACCCGCAACACCATTGGCTCCGGCATAAAAGCTCAATCCCGTACGAGCGATGAAGGATGGAATGCGGACGCCGAGGCGTGGTTTGATATGTGGAGCGGCAGCTGCGACGTAAGGGGAATTTTGGATTGGAACACCATGCAGCAGGTGGCCACCCGCACCATGTTACGGGATAATGAAATTTTTGCCCTGCTAACTGATAACGGTGACGGCTATCCGCTAATTCAGTTGGTGGAAGGGCACCGCTGTGAAACGCCGACCTACCTAGGCACAGAGACAAACATTTTTGACGGAGTGCGACTAAACAAAAACGGCAGGCCGCTGAGCTACTACATTCGCACGGGGAACGATGGCGAGAAATTTACGGAGGTGCAGGCAAATGATTTAATCTTGCTGGCAGAACGCGATCGGGCAGATGAAGTGCGATCGATTAGCAAGCTGGCATCTTGCATTAACACTTGCTTAGACAGATCAGAAATTCTTGAGCAGGAAATGCTTGCGCTAAAAAGAGCAGGGCAGATTGGGCTGGCATTAGAGTCCACGACCAACAGCGGCCCTGGCTTTTTTAACCCGACCGTAACAGACGACTACAATCTAACTACCGATAAAATCTTTGGCGGCGGTGCGTTGCTGAATGTTCCGATGGGTAAAGTATTGCGAGAGATTAAAAACGATCGGCCTAGCCAAAATCTGCAGACTCACATGGATCAGTACCTTAAGGCCATCGCTCAAACCCTTGGCCTGCCGTATGCAATGATGTGGGATCCCTCAACACTCAGCGGGCCTAACACACGCCTAATTCTTGGGCAAGCACAGCGCCGGTTTGATGAGGTGGCGCAGACTGTAGTTACCCAATTTATTTCAAGGATCAGAAAGTGGGCGCTGGCAAAAGCGATTAAGCGTGGCGATCTGACCCCGCCCAAAGGCATGACGATGTGGTGGGCGGCTGAGTATCACACACCAGCGAAAGCCACCATAGACGCCGGGAGAGACAGTGCAGCTGACCGAGAGGACTTGAAGATGGGCCTGACTTCCATGGCATCCATCTACGCCTCACGCGGAGAGGACTATCAAACCGCCATTAACCAAAGAATCGCTGAATCACTGTACATCCAAAAGCAGTGCGCGGCCGCTGGAATCGATACCACCGCAGTGCAGATTTTTAGTAATCAACCAGCGCCAACCGTAGCCGTTACTCCGCCCAGTATCCCGCCAGCCCAAGACGCCACCGTCACTCCGGCGCTAGAGGCCGGGGAGGCGACCGTGCACCTGACTATGGCCGAGCCAGAGCCTACGCCTTCTACCGAAACTTTCACCATGCGCGACGATGCAGTCTACACGCTGACCAAAGCCGAGCAAAACATGGTCGTCTCTGCTTTAGGCATCGGCAAATACCGGCCGAAGGCAAAACCCAAAAAGAGAAAGTAGTTGATTAAGCCTGCCACATAGGAGCAGGCTCACCAAATGGAAGGGCTAGGAATGATGGGCATTGTGGTAGTTGTAGTAGCGGCCATCTTTTTAGCCATCCTTTTAATTTTAATGCCAGTGTTTGTCTTTCACATATCCAACTCAGCCGAACGCACAGAGAAGGCCGTCAAAGAACTTTTAGGCTCAACCATGCGCATCGAAATGACCACGAATCAGATACTTGCTGAATTGCGAAAAACCAACACTCACTTCATCCCGCCAACAGATTTAGACTAATTTGACACGCCATGCGCGGGCATGGCTTCAACAAAATTATTTAAGGGAATTTCCGTCATCACCGCTGGCCCCGCTCTGGGCCACGGCATGACCATTGACGCAGACACGCTGGAACAAGTTGTCCAAGCTGGTAACGACCTTGGCCAGATCAAGGTGCTTTCCGATCACAGCTCTAGCGTTTCTAACATTATCGGCTATCTAGAGAACTTCAGCTTAGACGGCGGCCGCGTTCGTGCGGATCTTACCTTGTTTGAGAGCCACGATGGCTTTGCTTATTTCAGCGAGCTACTAACCCGCCTGCCAGGCCAAATCGGATTTTCCATCAGCTTCTCTGGCGTTCCAAGGGTTGCGCAGGACGGCACACAACTAGCCAACGTCAGCACCCTCTACTCCGTTGATCTTGTGACTACTCCCGCGGCCAATCCGACCGGCGTTTACTCCGCACGGGTTGACACACACAAATCGCTTAATATGGATACAACCGTAAAGGAATCAGCGCCGGTAATCGAAGCCGCGCCCGAAGCACTGGCGGCACCAGTAACGAAATTGGCCGAGCCTACCTTAGCCGATGTTGTCGCCATGCTCACTTCTGACAGGGCCCAGCTTGCCGAAATTCTTACTCTCTTAAAAGCCGACGCCTCCTCCGACGTTGTGGAAGTCGCCCCCGCCATGAGCGCCAAACTTTCTGCCGAAGCTGCTGCAGTTGTTGCAGAACCTGCCGTTGTTGAACCCGCAGTAACCGAACCCGCCAAAGAAACCGCGCCTGAAGTTGCTGCCGAAGTTTCTGCCGAACTCTCCGAGAACCCCAAGATCGTTGCCTTAAACAACGAGCTTGCCCGTCTCAAA